AAAGATATGCGCATAGTGCCAGAATCCTGGGACGAAGAACGCACTGAGCTATTCGCCAAAGAGTACGGCTTAGGAATGCTCAAAAAGTTAATTAAGAAGGTGCGTTGGACCATCACTGCCGACCAGGTTGTTTTGCATGATGACTGGTCACCGTATAAAGACTTTACCATTGTGCCTTATTTCCCGTATTTTAGACGCGGTAAGCCGTTCGGTATGGTGCGCAACTTACTTTCGCCCCAAGAACAGTTGAACAAGATCTCTTCTCAAGAACTGCACATTGTTAACACGACTGCGAACAGTGGCTGGATTGTTGAGACAGGTTCCTTAAATGGCATGACATCGGATGATCTCCAAGAACGTGGCGCTCAGACAGGTCTAGTATTGGAATACAACCGTGGTTCTAACCCACCACAGAAAATCAACCCGAACCAGATCCCTACAGGTCTTGATCGCATTGGCCAAAAAGCAGCCAACAACATCAAAGAGATCTCAGGTGTATCGGATGCGATGCTTGGTCAGGATAGTGCAGAGGTTTCTGGCGTTGCCATTCAGGCAAAACAAAACCGTGGGCAGATTCAGATCCAGGTTCCATTAGACAACCTCGCAAAAAGTCGGTTGTTTGTTGCTAAGAACATCATGTGTTTGATCCAATCGTTCTACACCGAAGAGCGAGTAATTCAGATCACAAAAGACGATGACCCAATGAAGCCCCGTGAAGAAATGGTACTAAACCAAATGACTCCAGAGGGTGAAGTTGTTAATGACATGACGTTAGGTGAATACGATGTTGTTGTTTCGTCTATGCCAGCGCGTGACACGTTCGATGAGTCTCAGTTTGCAGAAGCATTGCAACTACGCCAAGTGGGCATTGCCATTCCAGATGATGCCATTATCGAGTACTCACATTTACAACGTAAGGGTGAGCTGGCTAAGCGTATTCGCATGATCACAGGCGTAGAGCAATCTCCAGAGCAGCAAGAAGCAGCGCAAATGCAACAGCAGATCCAGATGGAACAGGTGAAGTTGGAGATGCAAAAGCTTCAGTCAGAAGCAGCCCATTTGCAAGCACAAGCACAACTTGCTGCAGCCAAAGCGAACGATATAGATACGCAGCCTGAGAAGGAAATGGCTGAACTCGAAGCACGTATGAATATTAAACGTCAGGAATTAGATTTGCGTATGCAACTGGCTGAGTTGTCCGCAACTCAAAAAGAGCAAGCTTCTGAAACTCAATCAACCACTAAGATTGCAGCGGAAATAATGCGGCTCGGCGCTCAAGGGCAAAAGCCCATTAACCCTGATCAAAATGTTTTACCTAAGTAGTTTTATTTAAACCAACGGAGGCCCTAATGCCTAAATCCAATGTAAGTGCCAATTTAGAGCACGATGATAGTATTGATGATAAAAACTTTGATGAATTCGCAGGTGGTGATAGTCGCGAAGATTTTGACGCAAGTGCCTTAGACCGAGGGGATACGCCCGAAGAGGAAGCTGACCCGACAGATGCGGCTATTGCACATTTAGTTGAAGTAGCGGACGAAGCCGAAGCAGCCGAGGGCGAAGAAGAAGTCGAATCTGAGTTAGAGGGTGACGAAGCTGGACTAGAAGGTGAGGAAGTCGAAGAAGAGGTGGAAGAGGAAGAAGAAGTCAAAGAAGCGGCTACTTCTAAATCTGACGAGAAGGCGCACATGGTGCCTAAGTCTCGAATGGATGAAGAGATTGCTCGAAGACGGCAACTTGAAGATCGACTCGCTAAGCTAGAAGAAAGTGCGAAGCCTGAAGTAGCGCCTGAACCTGAGTTCGACTTTGACGGTAAAGAAGCTGAATATATGGACGCAGTGCTCGATGGCGAAACAGATAAGGCCCAAAAGGTTCGCAAAGAGATCCGAAGTGCTGAACGGGATTCGATGGCTAAAGAGTTGCGTGGGGAAATCCACAACACAACGAATGTAACCAAGCAGCAGTTAGATCTGGATGTGGCTGTTTCAGATATGATGGCCTCATACCCAGTGCTTGATTCCAACAGCGACCAAGCTGACACTGATCTTATCGCCGATGCTAATGAGCTCATGGGCATGTATGCAGATAAAGGTATGGCACAGGCTGACGCACTGCGTAAAGCGGTTCGTATGACACTGGCATCTAGTATGCCTGAGTTGTTGCAACCCAAAGCCGTTGAGACCAAGCCTGCTGCTAAAAAGCGTGAGACTGATGTGAACGCTAAGTTGGACGCTGCTAGCAAGCAACCAGCTAAGCTTGCAGGCGAGAGTGCGGCAACCCGTGGTAATGACGTTGTTAACATTAGCACTATGACTGACTCGGACTTTGAGAAGTTGTCTGAAGCTCAGATGCAGCGGTTGCGTGGGGACTTCGGCTAATGCGAGAGGAAATAGAAGAAGCCTATGAAATAGATTTCCCTGGCCTCTTGTTCATGGACGGTTTGGATAGCGCAATTATTGGAGTATCTCACGTCAGGGATGTTCCAGTAGTTACGTATTCTGCTGAAAAGATCCTAGAAAACCTCGTTGAGCAAGGCATGGGTATTCATGAGGCTAGAGAGTTCATGTCGTTTAATATCGAAGGGGCTTTTATGGGGGAACACACCCCCGTAATAGTCGATGATCTATTTTAAACGGGTTACAGTTTCCCTTACTTTATAAGCTGTGCTAATATATGTACACAGGTTCGTCTTGCAGTACGATAACTGCCAAAGCCTATTGAATCGAAGGCCGTACGACACACGGTAGCATTCGCCAGCTTAAAAAGGCCATGAGTTCGTCCCTCTTAAAAAGGTCGCTATTTCGTTCGGGCACGACACGTCCAACAGCATGCAGTGGTTGTCGCCCCTGCCTGATTAATGGCGACCGTTTATAAGCAGTTCTTATAATTTATTTTAATTTGATATATAGGTGATTTTCTCATGGCATTAACTAATTTTGCCGCTCTAACTTCAGAGCAAAAGACCGTATGGTCTCGCGACTTCTGGCACGCTGCCCGTAACGCATCCTTCATTAACCAATTCGCTGGTTCTGGCTCTAACGCCATGGTTCAGCGCATTACTGACTTAACTAAAAGTGAAAAGGGCGCACGCGCTGTTTTAACTTTGCTAGCTGACTTGTCTGGCGACGGTGTGGTAGGTGACTACACTCTAGAAGGCAACGAAGAAGCACTTTCTAGTTCCGACATCACAGTTCGTATCGACCAGATGCGTAATGCAAACCGTTTGGCTGGCCGTTTAGCCGACCAAAAGTCTATCGTAAACTTCCGCGAAGCCTCTAAAGATTCATTGGCTTACTGGATGGCTGACCGTATGGACCAGTTAGCATTTTTAACTTTGTCTGGTTTGGCATACACCAAAAAGAACAACGGTGGTGCGCGTACTGTAGCTGCAACTGGCCAGAACTTGTCTAACCTTGAGTTTTCTGCAGACGTTACTGCTCCAACCAACAAGCGTACGTTAGTTGCAAAAGCTGACGGCACTGTTGGTACTGGTAACCTTACTGCTACTGGAATCTTGGGATACAAGAACATCGTCAACCTAAAGGCTTACGCTAAAGATCACTACATGCGTGGTGTTCGTGGCGCAGGTGGTGACGAAGGTTTCCACATGTTCGTTACTCCTCAAGGCATGGCTCAGCTGAAGTTAGATGCTGACTTCCTAGCCAACGTTCGTAACGCAGGCAACCGTGGACCAGTTAACTCTTTGTTCTCAGGTTCTTCTTCCGTAATGGTAGACGGCGTAATGATCCATGAGTTCCGTCATGTATATGACACTTCTGGTGAAGCGGCTGATGGTAAGTTTGGCGCTGGCGGTGCAGTTAACGGGCAACGTGCTTTGTTCTGTGGCGCACAAGCATTGGCAATGGCTGACATTGGCGACGCGGATTGGGTTGAAGATACTTACGACTACGGAAACCAGCATGGTATCTCAATCGGTAAGATCTTAGGCTTCCGTAAGCCAAAGTACACCAGCATGGTAACTAACGACACCCAAGACTTTGGTGTAATTACACTAGATACCGCCATTTAAATAATTAGGGCCTCTTCCCCCGGCAGGACGCTGGGGGCTTTTTGGAGTTTTATATATGTTGATTTCTGATAAGGCATTACACGTAAGCAGTACATCTGGCCAATCGGCTTGGTTTGAAGCTGGTGTTGCGCAAGAAGTCCCACCACTTTTGGTGGACGAATGTATTGCTATGGGAGCATATCCTGTAGGCGAGAAAAAACCAGCGCAAAAACCTGCTGCTGAAAATGTCGAAGTAAATACGGTCTCAGATGAAGATCGCATTATGGAGATTGTGACTGCCATCGAGCAGTTGGTAGAGCTAGGCGACACTAAAGCCTTCTCAAAAAATACGGGTGAACCTAAAGTTCGCAGCTTAGAAAAAGTTCTAGGTTACG